GTAGCGGCGGTTGTTGTACTAAGCTCCTGCAAAAGCTCGGAGTTTTTCTTGAAGTCATCATAACGGAGTTGGTTTTGTTCTCTAGCGTATTCGGTAACTTCGTTCTTCTCGGCACGTTCTTTAAAGAATAGCAGAATCATAACGCCAGTCGTGAAGCCTAGCCCTGCCTGACCTAGTGCTGATGTTATCGCTGCTTCCATTATTTCCTTTCTGGTGTTCGAGTGCTAGTAGGCATGGTTAGGTTAATCGCAATCTCTTGTCAACAAAAGTTAGCAATAATAGAATATTCAGAAGCATCAGACCGCCTAGAACTAGAAAGAAGTTTAGGATTGTGGTTAGAGCTTTCATTATAGCCCTGGAGTTACAGTTAGTGACCGTCTGCGAAAAGTAGAAGTGCCGCCAGTTGCTAAATACACCATTTTCACAGTAGTAGCTCCAGGAGTTAGTCCAGATAGGGCGATAGTTCTGGAACAAGTAGCATAGATACTTTGTGTTTCAATTGCCTCGTCGTCTTCTGCCGACCTAGTGTTCGCACCGCTCAGCGTGAAGGCTGCTTTGCCAGCTTGACCTGTATTACTAGAGTTAATGCTAGCAGCATAGGAAATGCTTAACCGTCCGTTGGATGGCACAGTGACGTTTAGTGTTGGACCAATTGTAGCTAGATTCGTATAAGAACCACTTGTGGTTGATTCTGGTGTTGTTATTTTATTAGTCGCAGAGCCTAGATTGATTTTATCTGGTGTCACCGAAGCATCGTTAAGACCAGTGCCAGCCGCTAAAGCTTCAACGTTTTCTACTATGTCATTTAGATCGCTAGCTGGTAGCGGGTCAAACGGTGTGAATACCATACCTAAATTTGGAAGTGCCATTATTTACTCTCCTCTGTTTTAATATTCATAATTTTATTCTCCTATCTTTAATTATAACATTTACTATGCTGTTAAATTGAACATCTCATTTGAATAAACTACAAAATAAATATCTTGTGAATAATATGCACTATCTGGTATGGCAATATTATTTTCTCTAGTGTAATAGCTAAATCTGATGTCTATAACCTCAACACCGCCACCAACAATTACATTCTCAACATTTATTCTAGTACTGATTCGCAAGTTGCCGTTTATATCATTATCTGAATATGGCATAGAACGCCACTCGAAAAGACCACCGCCCTGACCAACATAATGCACAGCTCTAACATCTGGTATTATACTTGTCGCTAACAAAGTATCTATTCTATAAGTGTCGGTAACGCCATAGCCAGTCGATAAAGCATTAAAGCCTGACAACGTGATCTTATCTCTGAATAATTCTCTCGGAGTTCTAGGGTCGGTGTCAGTAGTAGTTTTTTTAGTTGATTGATATGATTCGCTCATGGTGCTAGTACGTCCGATCCATTAAGTATTGACATTGCAGTATCGTCTGAGCTAAGTATAAAGAAGTTAGGTATGTTAAATACTTTGCCTACTAATCTTTGTGTAAACTTGCCACCAGATAAAATATTAGTAATTTTACTAATGACATACTCTTGATTAAGATTATCTACATTAACAGTCATAATATCGTTAAGTTGCAAAGCATAATTACCTTTTACTTCTAGCTCAATAGTGTTTGTGTAGTCGCTATAATAATTAAGAATTGTAAGTGCCAGAGATCTAGCAATATCTTCTGTTTGAACAAAGTTATTGTCAATTGTTATTATCTTTTCCTCAAACTTGTCTATTGAATCTTGATCACTTTCTTTAACGTAAATATTCTTAGTTACTTTTGCTGGTGTTCCATAGATCAATAAATCAGTAAGATACACTGTAGAACTAGAGCTGTTTGTAATTTCTACCTTAACAGCCGTTGTAAATAGATCAGTATCAGTAATGCTAAGATCTGAGGTTTGATCTGTACCTGAACCGTCTGCAAGACTATTACCTGTGTAGGTTGTTATCGTGTCTATGGTAGTCACAGGGTCGGTGAAATCAAAGAAACGGACAGTTGAGCTATTACCTGATACTGCAATAGCTTCGGCAAGATCAAACATTAATTCACTTCCCTGCACTTCTCTAACTTGTGATTTAACCTCGACAGTATTGATGATTGTATCTTCATTAGATAAAGTTAGATCAATTACTTCTGACTTATTAAATGTGATTACTGAATTGCCAGAGCCTCTAGTACGATTCTTAAATCTAATTACCCCTACTTCGTCCATATATAAAGCACCAAGTTCGGCTTGCATGATAGGTCGGATAGCATTGCCAAAGGTAGTTCCCTTTTCAAAGTATGTAAAAGCTATAACATTAGTTGAAGTGTCTAGATCATATTGGCTAGGAGTTAAGCCGATCAGAGTAAATAATTCTTCTAGTAATTCAGTTGTTGTTATATCCTGAAACATAATTGTTTGATCTATGTACTTACCAAATATGAAAGACAAAAAGTCTGTAGCATGAAGTTTAGCTGTATTACCTGAGTAATCTGTCAGTGGAGTTTTAGTAGTCAATCCAACGAATTGAGGCAAATTAATGTTATTGAATCCAGCTAGTATCCTTAAAGGTCTGCCGGGTAAAATATTAGGTTCTAGTGGGCTACCTGAACCAACTGTAAAATAATTATCATAGTTGTTTAATGTAATATCAGCCATAGCAAGATTAACTGAATATGGTACTTCTTCTTCTCTGCTCCACTCCATACTAATAACTCGATCAGTGAATGAGCTGTAGTCATATTTAGCAGATTCCTGAATAGGGTTATCATCAGACGGAGCAAGAACATCTACCCCATCAAGCAATGACATAGGCGTAACATCTGAACTTAAAGTAAAAAACTCTATATTAGGATCAAATGTTTTATCCCATGACATACGCAACTGCCATGACAGAGGTCTAACATGACCACTAGCAAGTGCATCATATTGTGCAGTTGTAGTTCGCATTAGCTACTTCCGTTATCTAGTTGATCTGTAATCCTAAATATAAACTGAACATTCTGAACATCGCCACAATTAGACCAGATATTCTTTTCGTTAATGTACATTCTGACTGGTGCATCTTCTAGGCTGTAAAATGGGATAGATAACAACGGATACTCGAATAATGTGAACTGTGAGTCATATATTGCTCTCAGAACGTTGTATTGGTCTTGTGTAAGGCTTCTGTAATTAAATGTCCATGAATGCTCAACTGAAACAAAATCAGTATAGAGATTGCCGTCTAGCGTCTGAATGTCAGTAGCGTTTTCTTTTGGCGTGTTTAAGAAGTCACGCTGGATTGTTGGCATAGCCGAGCCGTTAAGTGTTGCGGTTATTATAGCCATTAGATATTGCCCCCTCCGATTACTGGTTGTTGTTTGGCTTGTAGTTCTTCATTTATTGATCTAACTAGATCTTTAGCAATATCTCTAAGGTCTGAGCGTGATCTAGCTATAATGCCCTCTGGGTTTATTGTTATGTTGATGTTAGGATTTGAAGATTGTTGCTGATTTCCTTGATCTGAACTTAAACTAGCATCTATAGATGGGCTTATAACATTTGCACTAAGTCCTGCAACTGCTGAATCAACTTGACCCATTCCTGCAGAAATACCGCCAACAAGACCCTCTGTGATGTTCGTACCATAACCAGCAAAAACTTTAGATGGGGACTTGATACCTAAGAATCCTTTGAAAGCTTCTTTAGCACCATTGGCTATAGATTTTATTGCATCGACAACCCTGCCGGGACTAGCTTTTATACCAGCTATCAATCCGTTTATTAAATCTTTACCAGCACCAATTAACAAGCTACCAAGATTTCCTAGTGTATTTTTAATTCTTCCCGGCAAACTAGCAACCCAGCTTATAGCTGTTGATATTGCACTTCCAACACCACTAGCAAATGATCGAAAAGCTTTTATTGCACCATTAGCAAAATTAAATATTGCAGTATAAACCTTACTCAACCAGCTTATAACTTTTATTACAGCAAATGTTATTGCTATAAGTGATGCAGTAGCTATAGCAGCAGGAAGAACAATTCCCACTGCAAAAGCTATTGCTAGAGCTTTTAGTGCTGGTATAACAAAACCATCAATCTGTTTCCACAATGGCATGAATGCTGCCCACGCTTCTTTTAATGAGCCAATCATATCGTCTATTGCAGGTTTGAATACTGATGCTAAGAAACTACCAACCTGTTGTATCGCACTCCAGAATTTCATAACTGTTGGCTCTAGTAAATCCCAATTTTGTTTTATTAAGCCTATAGCAGCTCCAACTAATGCAAATACTGCGATAATTCCAGCCATAGCAGGAGTTACAAATCCAACGATCACTGTACCTAAAGCCACTAGTCCAGCTATAAGAACTCCACCGATTATGCCAGCTAATGAATATAGTAAGACCTGATTATCAGCTATGAATGCAAAGAACTTACCAGCTTGATTCAAGCCAACTTCCAATACCGAGCCAAAACTAGATACAGCATTAGAAATCTTTTCTTGCCCTGTTTGTAGATCACCATTGCCTAAAGCTCTGACTATTCCCTCCATACCTCTAGTAACGGCATTGTTAAGGTTGCTAAATGATGTACCTATTCCACCAGTCGCAAGCCTAGCTTGTTCATCTAGTGATGCTATCCCACCACCACCCTCTTTATTTAGTCTTATAAGGTCATCTAGTAACCTCTGAGGATCAGTTCTATATAATTCTCTTAATCCCTCTTTGGTTAAACCTGTTTCTTTTGTTAAAGCTTGTAAGGCTGTAGGCATATTAGCAGTAATGGAGTTCCACTCTTGACCCTCAATTTTGCCCCTAGATAGTGCCTGAGTTAATTGTGTAAATGTAGCTTGAGCTGCACCAGTTTCAACACTTGCTGCAAGCATGGCATTATTAAAAGCTAAAAATCCATCTGTTGCTGTGCCTATATCAGCACCACCAGCGACTAATGACTGAACACCTGCTGCCGCATCTTGTAAAGGTGTAGGCAAACCCTCTAATGACTTAGATAATTTTTGAGTAGAATCTTGAGCTTCTTTGCTTGATGCCCCTAATGCTTGTAGCACTCTAGGAAAAGCGACCAATGTGTCGATACGCTTAACGGCATTACCGACATTCTTAACAATTAAAGCCGTTACTGCGACTGTAGCTGCTGCCAGTGCTGCAATACCAACTTTAGATACAGACATAAACCCTTTATTCAAGCTAGATGTAGACTTAGTACCAGACGATTCCATTCTGGAGTTGGCTTGCTCAATCTCTTTTTCACCTTGTTTATATGCTGAGGTGTCAATTTTGGCTAGCAGCTCTACTGTTCCAATTGTTGTCATTATTCGTCTACTTTCATTTGCTTAATAAGATCTTTAGTTAAAGTATTAAATGCTTGTGATGGTTTTTTCGCTGCGGCTGAACCAGCTCCAATGAGTGCTGATTGTGCATCATGGAACATATCTCTAGCTTTAAGTTTTCTTGATGCCTCAATTAAAGTTAGCATTTCAGCAGTTTCTATTTTATCTTCCTTAACGTCCAAATAAGCTTGCCAGCCGAATATAATTGCAAATTCTGTCATTAACAGCCATTCGTTGTCTACCTTAAATGAACCCTCTGTGCTAGCCTGATGTGCCTTGATCTTAGCTAGATCTTCAGGGCTTATATCATCAAGTTGTTGTTGGCGAGTCTTTGCGTCCATTAGCTTGCTCTTTTAAGTCCTCGAAAACTTGAACCATTATTGCAAGTGGCGTTTCTTCAACCCACTTACTAACTTCTGAGTTATTCTTAGTATTGTCTTTGAACATATTTTTAAATGTTTCGTAAACTACAAGTTCGTATGAATCATACTTATCAAGATCTTCTTCTGTTGCTGTTTTGTTTTCCACTTTTTGGTCTAACATTGTTAAGCGTCTTTGAGCTTGGCTTAATCGCATTTCAGTTCCTGCACCGGGAAGCTTAACAGTCCAAATCTTACCATCAACATCTACTTTACCTTGCTTATTGTATTTGCCAGTGTTGATCTTGATTGGTTCTGTAGCCATTTATTCCCCTTTTTATTAAGTATAACAGAATGGGGGCATTTCTACCCCCCACTAATTACGAGCTAATAGCTTCGTATTCTTCTGTTTCAGCGTTCCAGAGTGTAGGTTCTGTTAGGCTACCAGTTCCAATAATAACGATCTTACCATCGTGATCGTCACTTGGCTGTGCATTAACAGTGATCTCTACAGTTACAGGATCGTCTACGTTTTGCACGATCTCTACACTAGCTTGTACTGAGCCATTCGGTACGAATATATCGTTGTCCGAGTTAGGTTCGCAAGTATAGTGAACTACTAGAGGTGTGTTTTCTCTTAGCATACATTCATCGCCACCAAAAGCTGTTTGACCAGCTACGGTTGGTCGGTCTACTGATGCTGTGTACATGTCTGGTAGAATATTCTTCAAGTAATTCATGCTAGGTAGAGTTACATTAAATACAACCATAGTATCGTCGTATGTGCCGCTAGGCTGTTTGAAAGTACCAGCTAAAGTCGGTACTTCTCTAGTTCCCTCTGTTAGTGTGGTTGTTACACCATCACTGCTTAAGTATTGGGCTGGAATAGTAACGCCATTAAGTGAAACGTCAGCTTTTCCTCCCATGTATGTTGTTGCCATTTTATGACTCCTTTTTATAGTTAATTTGACCGCTTATTACTCTTACTATTTTGTCCTGATCGTCTGCACCTACATTCTCAACTGAGCTAGTAGGCACGATCTGAACATCATAGTATCGAGTTGTTGAGTAAGGTGGAACTGTTGGAAGTTCGCAAACCTCACCATAAGCTTCTTGTAGATACTCAAGTATATCTTCAAGCTTTTTAGAGCTTATTACTTTGTTAGCATTCCGAGAGTAGATGTCAAAGGCTTGAGTCTTTATGAACCGACCATAAGTCGATCCTCTCGGTACAATCCAAACACCATTCTTAGGGTTGCCTTGCGAATCAAGGGGAGCATCTTCAAAGAATAAATCAGTGTCGATAGTTCCAAAGCCCTCATTCTCTAGCAGTTTTAAGATGTGTAATACGATCATACCTTGCCTTTTATATTTGCTGAAATTGTTTGTATTAGTCCTCTATCATTATAGCAGTTTCGTCTTAAGGTAGTCTATTGTAGTATACTTAGAGTAACGAGAGGGCAACAAAAAGCCCCCTTGTGAGAGCTTAACCACAACAAGGAGACTAGAATGAGTATAGCAATACCCTGTAAGATAAACGATTGCGTAACCAAACATTTTGGATTAGGTTATTGCCAAAAGCATTATTCAAGATTAAAGCGTAATGGTTCGCCCACTTTAATAACAAATCAGGACGGTCTATCATATCACCCATTAAGACATTCCTATTCTCTTATGATAGACAGGTGTGAAAACTCTAAAAGTAAAAACTATAAATATTATGGTGCAAGAGGCATAACTATTTGTGAGCGATGGCGAGTGTCATTTAAAAACTTTATAGAAGATATGGGCGAGCGACCTTACGCTAAAACTCTAGATAGGATAGATAATAATGGCAATTATGAGCCATCTAACTGTCGTTGGGCTAGTCTAGTAGAGTAAAGAAGAAACACTAGATTGGATAAGAGAAATTTATCTGGAGTTAAAGGTGTTTACTGGAATAAATGGCAAAATAAATGGGGTTCATACATCTCAGTTAATAAAGCTCAGGTCAGTCTAGGATTATTTACAGATAAAGAAGATGCGATAAAAGCTCGTAAAGAAGCAGAGATTAAATATTGGTAAAACAAAAGCCCCTTTCGGGGCTTAGTTTGGACTAATACTTTTGTTTTTAACCAAGCTTGTTTCGGAAGTATTTACTCTTGTCGCTTCGTGCTACTGAGTCACCAGCTTTCGCCAAGTAACCTTTAGTCTGTGGATTCTTTTTGTTTTCAAAGTGTCTACGGCGAGCATATGGCACTTTGCTTGAGCCAAACTTAACTCTGTAGCCGTTCGTGATGGGTTCAATAACGGCACTATTAACAAGATTGCGACTATCTACAGGAGCTAATATCTTAGCCCTGTTATGAATATCAGTTGTCATTTCTAACAACGCTCTATCCATGCCAGCGACTATCTTACCTGACCAGTTTGGGTTCATTTTTACTTTTACAGACATTAGCTTGATCCTCCAAAATCAGCATAGCTGGTTTCTTGAAGTGTTGCTGTGAAGTGTTCCATTACACCATCGTGAAAGTTCTTGCCGCCAGTTTGCCCTATAATCTCGTATTCTTTGTCGTAAACTAATACGCCATGTCCTACTAGATTATTAGCTAGTGGCTCTAAGAAGCTCTCAGTCGATCTAATGTGCAAAGTTGCGTTACTATCCTTAGTTTCGGAGTTATCCCCTCTAACCATATCAGAACGCAGTTTGTAGACACCTGTAGCCGTATGACTTGCAACAATAGTATTACCAGCAACGCCACCACGGGATATTTCTAAGAATGTGTAGTCAGTTAGATCAAACAGATCAAAAACTTCAACACTCATTTAAAGCCCCATGCTGTACGTTCGGCATATTGCACAAGCCATACTTAGCTATTGTCTTACGATTCTCAGCATAAAACTGATCATCTAAGTCAGCGTCAAGATCAAACTCGATTCTAAAATCCTCAACCTGTTTCTTGGTAACTGTTCCGTCAAACTTATTCTTAGTAGAGATAAGTGCAAACATTCTAGCCAGCAAGAGGTTTAAGTCATTAGGCACTATGTCGAATCCCCAAGTTGCAGTCACTTCGATTTCATCGTCTGCAAGAAACTTAGAACCTAACACTAGAGAGTTATACCAGCTACCTGTTCGCTTATCCCATTGTCGCAAGCTGTAATCGTCTGAGTCTTTTTCAACTTCATTAACTTTTACTTCTGTGACTGATTGGAATATATCGAGGTAAGCTGTGCTATAACCAGCTCTAGTATCAAATGTTCTAGCTTCTTCAACTTCGTTCAAAGTGATACAAAGCAAATCTTCTAGGTTCTCGGTTGCAATTTCAAGGTACAAGGTTATGTTAGTAACCTCAACAGGAGTGAGGGGTCTACCCAGTAAAGATTCAAGTTGTGCTTGTGTCATGTGAATAAACCCCTTTCCTTAATTAAGAACTTGCTTCTGCACCGATAGCGACAGCAGCTTTAAGCTTAGTTACCGCACCACCAGCGTAAATCTCTTGTAGGTATTCTTGCTTGTTAGTACTTAGCAAGAAGTTAGTGAATGCTTCGATTGTGTTGTCACCAACAGTTGTGTAAGCACTCGGTACAAAGATGTAAGCATCGTTGTCAGTATCTTCGTCTAACCAGTCTGGTGAAATAACACCAGCAAAGCCAAAGACTCCGGCTACGTTAGTTCCAGGCTGGAACAAGTAACCACCATTAACACCTTGCTCTAGGAGTAGATCAGTAAGGTAGTCAGTCTTAGCAACTAGGTACTTAGCACCCTCAGCTTTAACTAATGCTCGTGAACGGATTAGTGATTCATACTTAGTTTCAGAAACAGCAGGGCTGTATTGTGCAACGAATACTCCAGGAGTATCAGCAGCGTCATCTTTAAGTGATATGAATGAAGCAATCTTGTAGTCAGAACCATCAACACGACCATCGCCAATAACGATAGCTCGCTCAACTTCACGAACAATACGTCGTGGTAGTTCAGTCAGTACATAACTTACCAAAGCACCAGTGTCTCGGTTTTCTTTGATGTCCTCTTTGTTAAGAGTGATGTACTTGTAAATAAACTGTGGTCGGATAACTCGGTCTGCAAGTGTGATTAGTTCTTCACGCTTGGTAGCTTCGTCTTCACGGTTGTAACCAGCAGCTCGGCTGTTTTCGCCAGTAACGGTATCCCGTGTAACTCGGAATACTGATAGACCAGTCTTATTGACTAGATTCCAGATTTCACCGCCTTGCTCAAAAGCATCTTCAATACTAGTGATAAGAGCAGTTGGCAATAGGATTTCAGGGTTAGTGATACCCATTTTTACAAGGTGCTGTGACCATGCGTCTTTAACTTCTGTCGCTGTATTACCAGCATTTTGTACTAGAATTTTTGCGTAATCTTCGATAGATGCACGACTTTTTAGATAATCCTGTGCTTTAGCTTTTACTTCTACTGTAGCTTGTTTAGCTGGTTCGATGACTTGAGCCTGTGCAATAGGATCAGTTTTAACTTCTGACATTTCTGTCTCCTTTAATTTATTAGTTGGTTTATTTTCCTCAACAGGTTCAACAACCTCGACTGTTTCGGTTGTAACTTCCGTTACTTGTGGTTCTTCTTTGACTTCTTCTGCTGGAGTTTCGGTCTGCTCAACAGTTTCAGTTTCATCAGATTTATCCACATTTTCCTCCTCCTTATCGCAATTAGCGACTTTGGTTAGGTAGCTATCTAATGATGTTTTAGTGGCTTTCATGCTAAATGCAAAATTACCGCTCATCATGTTTTCAACTACAGGCTCGTCTTTCTCAGGCTTGCTAACTTCGTCAGCGAAACCTAGCTCGACAGCTTTATCTGCTGAAATCCATGTCTCATTATCAAGCATTGTCTTTATAGCTTCTGTGGTTTGTCCTGTTCGCTCTGAGTAGATCGAAACAATCCCATCTTCTACAGTTTCGAGCATTTCAATTGCTTTCTTCATATCATCTGCGTTGCCCATAGCGAGCATAGAAGCTCTATGAATCATCATGGTGCTACCAGTGGACATAATTATCTTATCTCCAGCCATAGCGATTACAGATGCTATTGAAGCAGCAAGTCCACTAACTTTAACCGTTACATTCGCATCAAGTTCTTTAAGTGCATCGTGAATTGAAACACCAGCCCAAACATCACCACCGCCACTATTAATGACAACGGTTAAGTCTTTACTGTTTATCGTCTTGAGTTCATCACGAAATGACTGAGGTGTAACCTCGTCACCCCACCATGACTCTTGAGATATTTCCCCATCAAGATACAAAGTAGAACCTGAACTATCGACTGCATTAGTCAATTTCCAGAACTTCTTAGGCATATACTGCCTTTCTGCTTAACTTATATTACTATTAGTCGACTGACTTGCTTGTGAATAAGCGTCTGCCTGTCTATATCTATTATACAGTATTCGCTACCAGCTACTAAGCAACGTTCGTTTCCAGACATCATCGCTAACACAAACATAAATATACGAACTATCCCACGCCACCTGACCTTTGATACCAGTATCAGTAGCACTGCTAGGTGTTCGATTAGTAATGATTGGCACGAACTTAGTGCCGTTATGGATATAGACCTCGCCTGTGTCAGTAGCGTAAAGTGG